ATGATTGAATTTACAGTAGATAAGATAAAGATATATGGACCTAAAGTAGACGGAGGGTACACAGTAACATTTGAGGTTGGAGAATATGAACAGAATAATCTAGCTGAACTTATGAAACTAAAACAAGGACAAGTATTAAAGGTAAAGGTTGAAAATGATACAGGACGATAGATTAAAAGAGAAAGAACAATTCTTAGAATATTTTCGTGATTTGCCGATTCAAAAATTAGCAGCAGGTTGGATACATAGGGGTGAAGACACGATAACAGACTGGAAAAAACAAGATCCTGACTTTGCCGGCCAAATAGCTTCAGTTAAGTCGGCGTGGGCTAGAGATAACAGTAAGAAGGTTAGATCACGTGAGTGGTTGCTTGAAAGGATAATGCGTAAAGAATTTGCACCACCTACACAAAAGACTAAAGAAGAAGTAAAGATAGAAGGCGTAATACTGTATAGACCAGAAAAGAAAACAAAATGAGATGGAGGAATGGCACCCGCACCCTAAACAGGAAGAAGCACTCGAACAAACAGCATTTGAAGTACTCTACGGCGGGGCCAGAGGAGGAGGCAAGACAGATGCTGGACTGGTGTGGCTCACCGAGTACCTCGATCATCCTAGGTTTAGGGCGCTCGTCATCCGTAAGAATGCAGACGATCTTGCCGACTGGATCGATCGAGCGCAAAGGATGTACCACATACTTGGAGTTGATATTGCTTATCGTCCTGCTATTATCCGCTTTCCATCAGGGGCTGTTGTCCGTACAGGTCATTTAAAAGATGAACAATCCTACACTAAATACATGGGTCAAGAGTTCCCACGCATCCTAATAGAGGAACTTACACAAATCCCTACTGAAAAGCGTTATTTACAGCTTATTGCATCGTGTCGGTCGACAGTACCAGAATTAAAACCTCAAATATTTGCAACAACAAATCCTGGGGGACTAGGCCACGTGTGGGTAAAAAAGCGATTTGTTGATCCAGCGCCATCTGGTACAGAGTTTGAGGTAGAGGGTAGAACACGCATATTCGTTCCATCGACTATAGACGACAATCCAACTTTAATGATTAACGATCCTGACTACGTCAAGGGGCTAGATGCGCTGAAGAGTACCGACGAACAATTGTGGAAAGCTTGGCGTTTAGGTGATTGGAATACTTTTGCTGGACAGTTTTTCCGTGAGTTTAGAACAGAGCTACATGTCATCCCACCATTCATACCAAACAAAAACAACATTATCGTAGGTGGTATGGACTGGGGTAGAACTGCACCATTTTCGTTTCATTTAACAGAAATATCCATCATTGAGGATGAGGGAGTTAAGTTTCACCGTGCTAGAACGTTCCTAGAGGTCTATGGTACTGACAAAACACCACATGAGTGGGCAGTAATAATCAAAGAGAAGATAAAAGGGGCTGATCTACGTTTGAGTGACATTACATGGATACAAGGTGATCCCGCTATGTTCACCAAAGGAAACGACAATTCATTATCAATAGCTGATCAGTTTAAGCGTGATGATATATTACTCCGACCCGGTTCAAATGATCGTGTGGGTGGATGGACTAACTTACATCAATGGTTGTCGTTGGCAGTAGACACCAAGCCTTACTGGCAAATAGGGGAAAACTGTCACAATCTAATTAGAACACTACCTGAGCTTATTCACGATGAAAACAAAGTTGAAGACGTTAATACACAATCTGAGGATCACTGTTTAATAGCAGGCACAAGAATAAGAACAAATAAAGACGAAAGATTTATAGAACATATGAGAGTCGGTGATCTAGTATTAACAAGGAATGGCTATAAGAAAGTAGTGGTATCTCTGATGACAAAAAAACAAGCGAGAGTTTATGAGGTTACATTTAGTAATGGCACTACACTAATAGGGACAGCTAATCATCCAGTCTATGTTAAGAACAGTGGATTTATATCCATAGACGCTTTGCGGTATAACGATGGGGTATGCACACGATTATCATATCTCCAACAATTCAAGAGTTTAATGGACAATGGCATGCGTCCAAAGAAGGTAAAGAATGGCATAGTAAGCATGGTAAAGAATCGTGGGAAAATAGGAAACAATATAACAAAATATGTGAGTTCTGCGGTAGAGAATATAAAACGCCTTTACCAATGGCTTCAAAATACTGTCACCTTAACTGTAAAATGGCCAACTTTAGACTCAGACGTACGGGTCGTAAAGGTAAAATACCACTCTACCCAACCAGTTTATAATCTTACGATACAAGATCAACACGAGTACTTTGCTAATGGAATCTTAACGCATAATTCCGCCGATGAGCAACGCTACCAGTTTAAAGCGCTTAAATGGATAGATAGTAAAGCAGGGGCAGTGACGCACCAGAAGCCTAAAGCAGAGCTTGCCCCTGTAATGATAGACGGTAAACAAGTTTCCATTAACCTAGACAAGTTTGAAGATCCACAAGGCGTGACTCGAACAGGTAGGGTGGGTGGAGTGGTATTAAAGTAAGTTTGCTAAAATTAAGTAGTGATTGTATATATTTCAGGTGTTGCGCATAACGAAGAAGTAATATCAGTTACATTATGGAAGGATATATCAGACCCAAAGGGCATGAAACTAAAGATGTTTTTCTGTCCTAACTGTAAGTTCGGTGTCATTCAGTATAAAGGCGCAATAGCCTCAATAATGCCAGGTGCGATACCTCACGACCTACCCTTAATAGCCCGCTGTGCAAGTTGTAAGACTAAATATCTCTTTGTAACTATATTATGACAATATGCTAAAATCAGTTTATTAGGCAACATTAAGCCGTAGCGCTTACGTTGTCTTTTTTTTTTATGGACTCAGAAGATCAAACTACTATAAATGAGGTTTTTAACCCTACTAATCCTGACGAGGGTGTAATAAATGCAATTGATCCACTAGCCTTAGATATACCAGATGAAGAACTTGTCAAAGTTGTTGATCGTGACCAGAAGGAGAGGAAGAAGTTCTGGACTAACAACTACAACCTATTTGAGCGGCGTACCAAATTGGAGGAGGCGTTATTTGGCCGTCAAATCCAACAAAAAGAAAAGGACAAAGAGCTTAAAAAGTATGAAGCTAGATACTCTAATAATGCTCTTTACGAAATAGAAGCATCCATTAAACCAGTTGCTATGTCCCGGTTACCCGACCTTATTGTCACCCCAGGGAACGAGACAAAAGAGGCAAAGGACTCCGCTGATGATATATCAAAGGCCGTTGATGATGATCTAAAGAAACGCCAGAACCGACAAGTCTTAGGACTTGCGTTTAAACACTTACCCATATTCTTTACAGGGATTATTAAAACCCGTTGGAATCCAGAGCTAGGTAAGGATGGAGACTACGAGTATGTAAACGTCCATCCTGACAACATAATGATCGACTACACCGCATCAACGGCTTCGGCTGACGACATGCGCACTATCCCCGAAACAGTATCCTTAACAGTTCAGGAGGTTATTATGCGATTCCCTAGTAAGAAAAAAGAACTATTTGATGCTTTAAAAAAAGAAGGACTAGCGCTAGGGGAAGACGACTTCACATGGAAGGACTTAGCCTCACCTATTAAAATATTAGAAGTGTGGTTCACTTGGTACAAAAAGGGTGAGACAGGAGAGTTATCAACAACACCTAACACAGAGCGTGGTATCAAATGGGAGAAGGTAGAAGGCGTGTTATGGAAATACAAGGACGTGATTCTTAAAAAGATGAAGAATCCCAACTTTGACTACAAGGGGGACGAACAGGTGTTTACTTACGATGATCCAAGCCAAGAAAACAGTAAACGATCATTACTACCGGAAGAAGTACAAATGGCATCTATAACAGGTATGTTACCACCCAACACTCAAACTGAACAAACCTATCACAATTACTTCAAGATGCCTAAAAAACCTTACTTTTTCATGGGCTACGACCAATGGGGTAAAGTTCCACTAGATGAGACCTCACGTATCGAACAGAACTACTACAACCAAGAGAGTCTTAACGAACAAGGTAAGCAAATTATTAACACACTAAAGGCACGTGTTAAACATATTTGGTCAACAGATGGTGGTCTAAACGCTGAGGATGTCCAAAACGCTGACATGGAGAATCCTAAGCTGGATATGTTGGTTGATGGCAACGTTAATGAGGTTCATGCGTCAGTCACACCTGAGCGACCTGACCAAGCACAATTTACAGCCTTACAACAAACAAAAGATGGAATGTTCGGTCTGGCAGGGGCTACATCCTTAACAGGTCAACTACAGACAGATGTTGCAACCTCTAACCAAATAGCCAGAGAACAGAACTTCACACGTGCTGACGACTTAGTAGAGGATACAATCAACGCCGCAAGTGAGTGGATGGCTTCATGGGCATTACAGTTCATCAAACTACGATACACGCAAGACCACTTCCGTAAACTTCTAGGCGCTAAAGGATCGATCACTTTCCTAAAGTTGAATAGGGATAAAATTGATGACGGCATGGAAGTAATGATCAAGGCATCGGGTACGGATAAAATAAAGGCTCAAAATAACGCTATGGATATGGCTAAACTCGGGCCACCTTACTCTGATCCTGTCTCATTTTTTACTGATATGGGTATGAGTGACCCCGAAGGACGTGCTGAAAAGGGAATGTTACTGGCATCCGCACCCGAATTGTATATACAAAAGTTTATTATGGGTAACGACACAACGGGAAGTATGATAGATGCACTAAATGGTCAAGGAGCGGCACAAGCCGCAGGTGGTCCAATGACCCCACCACCACCGCCTGAGGGGCAACCACCACAGCAACCAACACCAACTGATACCACACAAGTTGCTAGCCAACCGCCAACGGGCGCACCGGCAGCATCACCACAAAACGGGGTGCTATGAGCATAATCGATGACGCTAAAAGAGGTGCATTAGGAGCATTTACTCAAGCTAGAAATATCTTTCAACCTATTAGAGAAACAGCACAAATGATTAGCAGGCAACCACTCCCTGTCCCATTTTTACCTAGTACAGTTAACCGACCTACAGTTGGACAAGTTGTCAGACCAGTCGCAAACTATATAGGGCAAATGCAAAGAGATCAACTTGAGGGATACCAAGCTATGCAAAAGGCTTTTAAGCCAGGGTTTGACCCTGTTGCAGGGAAACCTATCCCAGCGCAGTTAGATCCTAAAGAGAAACAAGCATTTAGAGACTTTTCACTTAACCTTGTGGGGAATTTTGGTGGAGGCACAACTAAACTTGGTGGTAGAGTCAATCTAAACAAAGCCTTTCAAAGTTTACAACACAATTTAAATGCAGTTCAAAGACAAGCGGGTAGACAATTCACACAGCAGGAACTTGATATCGCAGTCCAGAATTTAAAGAACTTACCCGTTAATGCCCCAGGTAATGAGGTTTACAAAAATATGGCTATTAAGATAGCTAAATATATTGATGCCGTGAAACAAGGAGTAACAGTCAATGCCCCGTTTGGAATGGCCTCGTCAAGTATTCGGGACAAAGCAGGGAAGTTAAAAGTTACCCAAGCTACAGGAGGAGTAAAGCCCTCATCAGCTCAACAAGCTATCAAAGACGGTCTTACAGAGGAGCAGTATGTGAAGGGGCAGGGGACGCCTTTGTATCACGGGACAAAATCTTCAATATCTGATATTTCTCAATCTGATGTTTGGCAATAT